TGTATTGCGAATCTGGATAGATAGTCAGTATGATTCTTTTGGGGCTGGAAGTTGTCGCTGCAAGCGGCATCATTTCAGCCTGCTCCTACTTGTGGGCCCGCATCGTCATGGATTTGGCCGATGCGGAAGCTGACAGGTGGTTGAGCGTAGCTAGTGAGAGAACGAGAGCCGAAGCTCTCGTTCTAAAGTCTGAGTTTCAGGGAGCGGAAGTGGCACCTAAGCGTGTTATGGATAACCATACGCACGGTGATAGTGCTGCTGCCCGTTCTACTGCCTCTTTCTTCATCCAACGCGTTGCCAGTGGTATAGGGCGGACCCCTTACTACTACCAAGGCAGCGGGTCTGATCAGCGGTCCGGACGCTCGTATTCACGCAAGTATTACTGGGCAAAAGACCTTATGGCACCAGCGACCAACATGGACCCTAGCCGTTCTGACATTCTTTCAATGGTCGACGTTGATTATTACGTCGACATGGAGGAGATGCTGATGGACAGGTTCCAACCGTACATGTTGTACACCCTTGTTCCTAGTCGAGCCGGAAAGGATGCCGGCGACTATGGTTATCGCTTTATGAGTGATGGCAAGGTAGAATACCATGTTTCGGGAGGTGGTCGTTATAATCATGAGCTGTGGAACTGGGATGGCGACAGTGTTCGTGTCTTCAGGTATCTTTTTGGAGTTCCTGTAGGGATGGCATGTTACGCCATTGAACGACGCCAGATGGACGAGGACCACCAAGTGGTATTGCTCGTCCCGCTGTATCGTACTACCAACCCGTTCATGACTTGGATTGCGACAGGTCGTCTTCAGGCCCGCCCTCTACGTCGGTTTAATCCCGTCGTGGCAGGATTCGTGCGATTTTACGTGAGCAAGCCAGAGGGCCTGGAAGTTGTCACCGGTGTTACTGGTGAGTATTCCTCCAGTTCCGTACCGGCACACGTTGACTCCACGATCGCGAGTGTGGCCAACACGATAAGTGGAAAGTTGACGCTTTCCACTGTGAAAGCCAAATTGGATGATGGGCGCCCTACTGATATCAAGAATCATCGGGGCGCCGAAGTACTGCTGGAATTCCATCTGAAGCGCAAGCCTACAGTTGAACAAGTATCAATTGTGGACACTGTGCGACGGTTCCAGTGGGTACCAAAGGGAGCAGAACCTGACACTGACGCTAAGCCCGGGATGACCGCTTTCATGATGCCATTACTGGACGGAGGATTTACACCTGACGTCTGTGAGGGCAATGAGAAGCGGTTTGTAGACAAGCGGATCAAGGAGATAGCCAGCAAGGAGTTGCACATGGATTCCTTCATGCTTAAGTGTATGGATGAGTTTGCGGCTTTTGTTGTGCCGATCCCTGAAATGCATTCTTTGACACCAGTTGATGTTGAAGAAGTTTACGCCCGTCAGAGCAAACCTAGCCAGCAAGCCATCCTACGGGAGGCTGAGCATGGAGAGCCAGTTCCAGTTACGCAACAGTTCATGAAGCGTGAAGCATATGGTAGAGTGAATGACCCTCGCGGCATTTCCACCATTAATGGTGTGGATAAGCGCGAGTACTCACGCTTTATCTATGCCTTCACAGATACCTTCATGAAACGCCAGAAATGGTACGCTTTCGGCAAATCCCCCAAGGAGGTTGCCGAGCGTGTTGCTGAGATTTCTGAGAAGGCACACAAGCTCTTCAAGACCGACTTTTCACGTATGGACGGCCGGCACAGCAATGTGTTGACCTTCCTAGAGAAATTGATCCTGTTGCGAGCTTTCCATCCCAGTCACCACACGCATCTGTTGGAGACGTTTAATCGTCACAATCATCTGCGTGCACGAACGAGGTTTGGTATTTCTTATGAGACTATGTATCAGCGCCTTTCCGGTGGAGCTGATACGTCGAGTTCGAATACTCTGGACACCGCTTTCATCGCCTACCTTACGTACAGGATGATGACAATGGAACCGCAAGAAGCTTGGGAGCTTCTAGGTATCTATGGCGGTGATGATGGCTTGTCTGCTGACATGGATCCGCAGGTTGCTACGAGAGCGGCAGTGCGCGTCGGCCAGGTCTTAGACCTGGAAGGTGTGAATCGGGGGGAATTAGGTGTTGCCTTCTTAGCCAGACGTTATGGGCCCGACGTTTGGTACGGAGACGTTAATTCGTGTTGCGACATCAAGAGGCAACTGTCAAAG